AAATTAATTTCAACTATTTTGCTGAAACACTTGCAATCGGGGTCTCAGATGAATAAGTGGACTATAGGACAGTGATTGATCCTAGGCTCTAAATCTAAAGGTCTATATTTAATATTATTCTATTTACTAGTTGATTTACTTATAATAGTAGCGTATAATATACGTATGAGATTTACGAGCAATAAAGTAATTAACTTGGGTAGCGCTGCGTTTAGACAATGGAGATCTACTCACAGTCACTGTCAGTTTATACATGGTTATAATTTAACTGCAGATATTACATTTGAAGCTGAAGAGTTAGATGAACGTAATTGGGTTATGGATTTTGGAGGTCTAAAAGATCTTAAGAAAACTCTAGAACATACGTTCGATCATAAACTAGTTGTTGCATCTGATGATCCTCAACTTGACGTAATTAAGCAGTTAGAAGAAGTCGGAGTTGCAGAAGTTATCGTATTACCTGGTGGTGTAGGTTGTGAACGGTTCGCTGAATTTGTACTTAAGACTGCAGATACTTTTGTTGATGAATCAACCGATGGTAGAGTCCGTGTAAGGTCAGTACAAATTAATGAAAATGGTAGTAATTTTGCAACATGTTATAATACGCTAGGTACTGCTAGAGATGAATTAGTAGTAACTATATCAGATGGTGTTACTCCACCTGAATCAGTCACAACTAATGATGTAGAGACCCCTCCGGAAGAAGCACTGGTAAATAGAGCTGCTCCAGTGGGTAATAAAGTAACACAAGGTAAAGGCAATTGGTTTGAAGGTACCTCCTGGGGTTAATATAGAAAGGGATTCAACTATTTTATCTTTAGAGCAATCTATACAAAATAAGTTGAATACGCTGGCTAAAGAAACAAAAAAAGAGCTTCCTCAGATCGACCCTATAAAAAATATAGGTTTAGAGGAAGCTCTTAAAGAATTATTAGCTCTCGAGAACGGAGCAAATATAACGCAGAATCTTACTGCGAACGATCTCTGATGTACCAAATTCGTAGGAGTATATACCTTTAATCTCTGAATCGGTACTACAAAATTTATCAAATATTTTTTTAAACCCTGTCTTTTTACCAATGTCAGCTTGATTGGTATCACCAGCTACTACATATTTACTATTTCTTCCAAATCTTGTTAGAATAGTAGTAAGTTCACCTGATGTTAAGTTCTGAGATTCATCAATAATAACTACTGAATTATTAAAAGTTAAACCTCTTACAAAGTTAACTGGTATAGCTTCAATAATACCTTTGTCTCTTAACATCTTACTAGTACTTTCATTTGTAATTTCTCTTACCTTTTCGAGTAGGGGCATTGCATAAGGTAGAAACTTATCATCTACTTCACCAGGTAGTGAACCTAAGCTCTTTTCAGCAGATTCTGCTACTGATCTAATGTATATTAGTCTCCCAAACTCTTCATTTTTGATCATTTCTAGAGCTGCATATACAGCTATGTATGTTTTCATTGAACCAGCTGGACCATCTACGAATGCCATTTTAGTTGTGCTATCCATAATACAGTTATAAAACTGTTTGTGATGCGGATTTAAGTAAAATGGCTTACGTAACTTAAAGTCAAGTAGCCAATTTTCCGAATTACTAATTTCGAAGTCATTTAATCTAGTTGTAAGATCAACCACCTCCCGACGAGTGCGGGCAGTTTTTTTGCTCATCTGTTAATATTTAATCAAATTTTAAGTTGAAACGCGTTATAAGGCATATATAATTAAACTTGATGGACTTAGATAAGGAAACATTAATACTTTCAGATGATAAAATATTTTATACTATTGAAGGTGAAGGTGAGTATGTTGGTCAACGGTCATTGTTTATGCGTATGGCTATGTGTAATCTAACATGTATAGGGTTTGCGAGTGAAGACTCACCTCATGGATGTGATTCCTTTATATCTTGGTCTGTTAAGAATAAGATGTCTTTTAATGAAATCTTTCAGATGATGGAAAATAATAACTGGGTTGAGAAGCTTGAGAAAGGTACTATTTGGAAATTAACCGGCGGTGAACCACTCATTCAACAGAAGCAACTACTTAAGCTTGTTGAAGCCTTTATTAATAAGTATAAATTTATACCAAAGATTGACTTTGAAACTAACGCTACTCTTATGCCTAATGACAGGTGGAGAGATCAGTTTAATGCTACCTTTACTACTTCACCTAAATTAACTACAAATGGAGATCCAGAAAATAAAACTTATAAGCCTGAAGTACTAAAGTATCATAGAGAGATTGGTTCAGGCTTTAAGTTTGTTATCAATGATCCAGCTGAGGATATAAAAGAAATATGGCTCAAGTATGTTGAGGATGAGCATGGTATTAACGTAACACGAGATCGTATATGGTTTATGCCAGTGGCTGGATCCCGAAAAGAACATATTGAGAATGCAGAGGCTGTAGTTGAGTATGCTAAATCAATGCATGTTAACTTTTCATCTAGGCTTCATTTATTAGTTTGGGATAAAGCACTTAAAGTGTAATGAAAGAACATACACTTATTCTTAATAAGTACTATTTTCCTATTAATGTAGATGATTATAAGCGAGTATTTACAAATATTGCGTCTGGATCTCAACTACCTCTAGATATACATTATGAAGTAAATGAAGATGGGTCTACTAACTTTGAAAATATTAACTTTTGGAATATTATTAAGTCTATCGATTTGTGGATGGATTTACCTATCAGGCCATATGATAATTTTATTCATACTGTTAACGGTCCTATACGGCTCCCTACTGTAGTTATATGTTCTACCTATAAAGGTATAATGCATAAGAGGGCAAAGTTTCCAACAAAGAAAAATATATGGGAGCGTGACAAATATACATGTGTTTATACTGGAAAAAAATTACAGAAAACAGAACTTAGCGTTGATCACGTGTTACCAAAAAGTAAAGGTGGTAAGGACTCGTGGGATAATTTAGTAACATGTGATAAGCTACTAAATTCTAAGAAAAGTAATAATTTACTATCCGAAACCAAATTAAAGTTGCTATATAAACCTTTTAAACCTGCTGATGGTTATAAGTTTGAAATATATAGAGAAGAGTGGCATTCCTTTCTTGCCAATTTTTAAACTGAATTAAATAATTGTATGCGATTATCATTAACAGGTGCTGCTAACACTGGTAAGACATCTCTACTACAAAGCTTTTTACATACCTGGAATACATATAAAACACCTGAAAAGACATATCGCGATATTATTGAAGAAAAGCAATTAGAGCATTCATCTAAAACAACTACTGAGACTCAAACTGAAATATTAAATTTTTTAACTGATCAGCAATTAGGTAATACAGCTGATGATGATATAATTTATGATAGATGTACATTAGATGTTTTAGCTTACACTATTTGGGCTCATGAAAAAGGTATAAAAGGATTTGATACCGCATTTGTTAATACCCAAATTAAATTAGTTAAAGAATCAATGCGTTCATTGGATATTATATTTATTTGCAAATTTAATGAGAGTATGTCTGTCGAAGATAATGGTAAGCGTGATGCAAATAAGGAATATATTATTGAAATTAATAATATTATTGAATCGCTATATCAACAATATAAGCAAAATATGGATTCAGATATATTCTTTCCAAAAGATGATTCACCTTGTCTTATAAAGTTACCAGACAGTATGCAACAACGCGTTAACCTTATCGCTGAGTACGTTGCCCCGGATGGCGGTATGCATAGTGAGGAAGATTCGATTTTAAATCCAGACAATCTTAAAGAGCTTGAGCAATTAGTTAAGCAACAATCTAATGCTCACGAATCTGAAGAAGAAGAGAAGGAACTATTTAAGAAATTTGGTTTAAAATGATTCTAATTTAAATCCAATATTTGCTGCTGCTGCAGCTCTTTGATCAGTGACAGGGTCTACAACAGAAAGTTCAACAAAGTTAGTACTTCTATCTGATAATACGATCATAGCTATATCACCTGCTGTATTTATAATACTTGCAGATGGTAATACTAAATAATCTTCTGTTAAAAAGTTAGATATAAAATTGAATCTAATAATACCTCCATCTACTTCAGCTGAAGCAATATTATTACTCTTATGAATACGTACACCGTGTTCATCCCAAGCAGATAGTGTAAATAAAGCTTTTGTATTAGATGTTATAACAGATGAACTAAGAGCATCAACTGAGTTATTTAATGCGGAGCTAAGAGTATCGAAACTACTTGATAGAGCAGCAATATCTGTAGTATTAGTTGATAAAGTTGATCCAAATGTTGTATTATCAACACTTATAACAAAATTTTCAAAATCTAAAATATTAGTACCATTTTCTGTTTCTATTAATAATAGATCACCATTTGATATAGAAAAAATCTCAGGTAATTCAGTTACATTATAAACAATACTATCACGGTTAGTGCACGGCATGTATATATTTATACCAAAGATAGTTGATTCTAACCTACTTTGGTATAAAATATAATATATGGGCAAAATTGGTGTTGGTATTGTTACATGTGATAGAGTAGATATGTTTAATATTTGCTTTGAATCGCTAAGCGATGAATGGTATGATGAATTAGTTGTTATTGATGATGGTATAGAAGAATACCCGCTAAAGAGACGAGGAGCTGAGTTTATACGCACAACTGGTCGGATTGGTGTAGGTAAAGCTAAAAATGCTGCTATACAAAATCTGTTAGATAAAGATTGTGATTACATTATTCTCGTTGAAGATGATATGATCTTTAAGGGTAATTTGTTTGCTGAATATATAAAAGCTTATAAGAAAACAGGTATACATCACTTTATGTTTGGATATCACGGACCGGCAAATAAAGCAGGTATTAGTGGAGGTAAACCAGTACCGAGAGGAGTTGTAGAATATGGAGATGGTATTAAATTAGCGCTTAACCAACATTGTGTTGGAGCTGTAACTTTTTATACCAGAGAATCATTAGAAGTTGTTGGTCTATATGATGAGCAATACACTAATGCATTTGAGCATGTGGATCATTCATATATGCTAGCCAAAAGAGGGTATAGTACTCCATATTGGTGGTGGGCTGATATTGCTAATAGTACAGATTTTGTAAATGAGCAAAAATGTTCTGAAGAATCGTCTGCAATAAGACCACTTAGTGACTGGCAATCTAATATAAATAAAGCGAGTAAATATTTTATAGAGAAGAACGGGAAGCATCCAGTTGATGTTCCAAATATGCCATTTAATTATGTTCAGGATTTTCTTAAGACTAAAAAATTAAACCCAGCCATATCCTTTATAGTCCATTATAGAAAGGATACTGAAGAAAGATTAGATAATTTACATATAGTATATGAGTACTATAAGGTTATATACCCTAATTGTGAATTTATATTTGTTGAAGATGATTCAGAAAAAACAATCGAGCATCTAGTAAAAGAAGATGATACTTACGTCTTCTTTAATAATGATGGTGTATATCGTAAATGTGAGGCTTATAATATAGGATTTAAAGCTTCAACAAATGATATAGTATGCTTTTTAGATATAGATTGCTTAGTAAGTATAAATAGTTTACTTACATCAATTAAGGCTCTAAAGTCAGTAGAAGATGCTTTAATTATAGGTTATAATGGTGTCGCTATTTATATAGAATATAATTTAAAAAACGCTACTCAGCACTTAACAGGCATAAATTTATTCAATAGTTTAACTTTAAATGTTGATAAGACAAATATAACTTCTTTATATAATAATAAGTATTATACTATTGGTAATACTGAGGCTGTTGGAGGATGTGTTATAGCTTTACGCGATACAATTGATAAAGTTAATGGGTTTAATCCAAACTTTATAGGTTGGGGATATGAAGATAATGAAATGATTTCACGTTGTAGAATTTTAGGATGTAAGGTTATATCGGTAGGTGCTGGTGATTTAAATTTAGATAATGTTTTGTTTCACTTACCTCATGAAGATACATATAAAGTAGCGTTAACTGATAAAAGTCAACATGAATTCTATAAGAGTAACTGGGAAGAAGTTTCAAAAGTAGAAAAAATGAATCAAAAAGAACTTAAAAAATATATAAAATCATGGTAGAAGTAAATATAAGAGATAAAAACTTTGGTGGTGAGGCGTCTTCTTGTCATAAAGGAGTTAATAAGCATGTTAAATGGAACTTTACTAATAATCCAGTTAGTGATACGTGCTTTCTGACAGATATGTGCCTTGAAGACATTCATAAAGCGAGTGGAGTTAAGCGTAAAGTGGCATGGTTATTAGAACCCAATGCCATACATCCTCATATGTATGAGTGGATTAAAACTAATAATAGATTGTTTGATTATGTTTTAACTTTTGATGAAGATCTTATAAGTAAGGGTCAAAACTATCTTTATTACCCGCATGGTAGATGCTGGATTAATAATTATAAAGATTTAAAGAAAGAAAATAAAGTTTCTATTATAGCGTCATCAAAGAATTTTACAGAAGGTCATCAGTTAAGACATAAAGTAATTGATAAATTTAAAGATATTGAAGTGTTCGGTTATGGTTATAATCCAGTTGAAAATAAAGAAGATTCTTTATCCAAATATATGTATTCTGTAACTATAGAAAATTGTAGACAACCTGGATATTGGACAGAAAAAATTGTTGATTGTTTTGCTACTAAAACAATACCTCTATTTTGGGGTGATGATGCAGTAAGTGACTTTTTTGATCCAGACGGTATTATATATTTCAACAGCCAAGAAGAATTAGGAGAGATACTAGAAGATCTTAAGGTTAACGGGGAGTCTATATTTGAGTCTAAGAAAGCTGCAGTAGAAAAAAACTTTAAGTTAGTAGAAGATTATAGAATACCTGAAGATTGGATGTACCTTAATTATAAGTTTTTATTTAAGTAATGAACAGTATATGTATAATTAAGCAACCTGCTGGTCTAGGTGACATCTTATTCTGTCTTAAGATAGCGGTTAAGGTATTAGAACAGAAAAAAGCAGAAAAGGTAATATGGCCTGTATCTGATGTATATTCGTACATAGGAGAGTATATAGATATAAAAGGTCTAGAATTTGTAAATGAAAACGATGAATTTGAAGGTAAAGATCTTTATTTATCTGATCAAAAATCTGTGACATATGATAACGATAATATGATGATAAATCTACAGCGCGCCGATGAAGTAATAAAAGGTGTTGGTGTTATGTATTGTAAGTATAATATGATTAATCTAAAATACCAAAACTGGATAGATTATGTAGATATAAAACGAAATTATCAAAGAGAGCAGAAATTAGAATCCGTATTAAATTTAACTAAAGATAGTTCTGATTATCATCTAGTAAATAGAGTTTTTGCGACATATCCTAACTTACTACAAGCTGAATCTGTTCCAACATTTAAAGAAAAGTTTAATACTATCGAAGTAAAAAATATGAATTTTGATAGAATATTTGATTGGTTAGGAGTTATAGAACGTTCTAAAAGTTTTCATACAGTTGAAACTGCATTCTGCTATTTAGCAGCCTTATGTAATAAAGAAGAAGTTGTTGTTTATAACCGGAATTGTAAGACAGACTTTAGTTACGTTAAACAAATTTATCCAAGTAATTGGCAATATATATGAAAATAATTGATTATAATAATAGTAAGCTATGGGATGTTTGTTGCGAGCGTCATAAAGCTAAGTGCAAACTTGCTCCAAATTGGTTTATAGGTCTTCTTTTTGAGCTATCAGAAAAACGTGATTTATCTTATCTTAAGATTGCTATTGAAACGGGAACTTATAGAGGTGAAACTACTAAATTGTTAAGTGATTCGTTTGATAAAGTCTATAGTATTGAAAAATATTACAATAATAATTGGTACGGGGATAAAAGTCTTTTAGATTTGTATGAAGTAATACAATCTGAAAACCCTAATATTAGTATTAAGTTAGGAGATTCGGTAGATCATTTAAGAGATATACTAAATAAGTATCCTTCAGAACCTATTATGTTTCTTTTAGATGCACATAACGGCCCTGATGGTCCTATAAAAAAAGAATTAGAAATAATAAGAGATAATAGTAATAGTGAAAAGCATGTTATTATTATAGATGATTGGGGAGACTTTGTATCTATACACGCGGAATTAAAATCTATTATAATGGAAATAAATCCTAGCTATAAGATAAGCGAAACAGATTATGGTAGAGCAGGTATTACTATAATACATGAATAGATAGAAAAATCAAAAAAGTAGAATATATATAATTATGAATATTGAGGTTTCGGTAGGTGAGGTGTTAGATAAAATTTCTATATTAGAAATTAAGAGAAAAAAGATTAAAGATACTACTAAACTTAAAAATATTAATAAAGAGTTTATTGCTCTTTCAGAATCGTTTCCTAATTTTAAAGATCAGGAGGATTATAATAATCTTTTAGAAATTAATAATACGCTTTGGGATATAGAAGATAAATTAAGAATAAAAGAAAGTAAACAAAGCTTTGATACGGAGTTTATTAGACTAGCAAGAGATGTTTACTTTACTAATGATATAAGATCAGAAATTAAAAAAGGAATTAATATAAAGCTTGGTTCTAATTTAGTGGAAGAAAAATCTTATGTGGAGTACAATAAAATATAAGAGTAAATTAATAATATGGGTGATATAAAAATATATGATATAGGTCAAATAATTGATAGATGTAAGTCACGGTTCTTTATTGAAACTGGCACTTTATTAGGTGATACAGTACAACATGTACAGCAATATAACTTTGAAAAAATTATTTCTTTTGAGATAATAGAAGAGCTAGCAGATAAAGCCAATACCCGATTTATAGAAGATAACCGCGTAGAGATTATTTTAGGTGATTCATCTAAAGTATTACCAAAAAGTTTAAACAAATTAGATGGTAATGCTATTTTTTGGTTAGATGCTCATTTTCCTGGCGCAGATATAGGAATTAATAATTATACGGATGATATAGAAACTGATACCAACTTACCGCTAGAGAAAGAAATTAGAGCAATCGCAGAACGTATAGGTAAATATAATGATGTATTGATTATTGATGATCTTTGGATTTACGAAGATGGTGATTGGGAGTGGGGCACGTTCGATAATCATATGTCTAAGCATGGTCATGCTGTAAAACGGTCTGATCTTTGTGGTGGTGATACGAGCTTTATAAGAGATCTCTTTAGTGAAACTCATAATATAAAAGTAATAAACCGATATCAAGGTAGTTTGGTATTAATACCTAAAGATACTTGATAAATAAGCAATTTACATTATCATATAATATATGAAAAAAGCTTTAGTATTAGGAGCCGGCGGCTTTATAGGCAATCACCTAGTTAACAGGTTAAAAGATGAAGGCTTTTGGGTGAGAGGTGTTGATTTAAAGTACCCCGAATACCAAGAAGCATCTAACGCAGATGAATTTATTAAAGGAGATTTAAAAGAAACAGGGCTGGTAAGTAGAGTCTTTTTCGCGCCAGATCAGAGTAAGATTACTAATCCAGGATTTGATGAAGTTTATCAACTTGCTGCAGATATGGGTGGTGCAGGTTATATATTTACAGGTGAGAATGATGCTAATGTAATGCATAACTCTGCAATGGTAAATCTTAATGCTGCAGCAGCCGCGGTTAAGTTTACAGTAAAGAGGCTATTCTATTCATCTAGCGCTTGTATGTATCCTGAGCATAATCAACTTGATCCTGATAACCCAAACTGTGAAGAATCTTCTGCTTACCCAGCTCATCCGGATAGTGAATATGGTTGGGAAAAACTATTTAGTGAACGGTTATATCTTGCGTTTAAAAGAAATCATAACCTAGATGTTAGAGTTGCTCGCTTTCATAACATTTTCGGACCGTTAGGTACCTGGGATGGTGGTAAAGAGAAAGCTCCTGCTGCTATGTGTAGAAAAGCAGCAGAACTTAAACCTAATGAAACTCTTGAAGTATGGGGAGATGGATTACAGACACGATCATTTCTATATATAGATGAATGTGTAGAAGCTGTTTTAAGATTTATGCGCCAAGATGAGTTTGACGGTCCAGTTAATATAGGATCCGAAGAGATGGTTACAATTAACGAATTAGCAGAGCTAGCTATTAAAGCTGCAGGTAAAAATAACAGTATTTATAATATAGCAGGTGATGACTTTGTTGCAAAATATGGCTTTAAGTGTCCTGTCGGTGTAAGAGGCCGTAACTCAGATAATACACTTTATAAAGAAAAAATGAACTGGGAGCCTAGTCAATCATTAAAAGATGGTATTACCGAGACATACAAGTGGATATACTCACAAATTGTTTAAATAATATATAAAATGAAGGATACCGACATAGTAATTCAAGGAGGGTTGTGGCCGGAAACTATAACTTTTGCAGAACAATATCTTAAGTTAGAATTTGTTAAAAATGTTTTTATATCCACATGGGTTAATGAGAAAGAAAAGATTAAAGGTTATGAGGGTAAAATAAAATTTATTTTTTCAGAGTTACCGGAAGAAGATGGGGGCGGTAATGTCAATTTGCAGATTATATCCTCTTATAATGGAGTAAAAGGTTGTGAGTCAGAAAATATAATAAAAATGAGATCTGATCAAACTATACTAGATGAAGAGATGTATAAAATGAATCTTTTTTATAGAGAGAATTTAAAGGGTAAAGAAGTATTTGTTCTAGGATTGATGGGATTAGAGCTACCAAGTCACCCATACCATCCTCAAGATCATGTTTTTTGGGGTAAAAAAGAGAATGTATTAGAAGTCTTCAACATACCTTTATCTAATTGGGAAAGTTATAGGACTAATGTTAACTTTGCTACTAATATGAGATCACCAATGTATATCGGAGCACATGCATATTCAAAAATTAGCAAAGAAGCTTTAATACATTTAAATAACGCGAATGAATATTTACTTGACAATGCTCCTAAAAGAGATAAAGCTTTTGAAGAGTATAAAAAAATAAAAGAATTATGCTTTAAATCTTTTCCAAGAATTAATATGATTTGGCATAAGTACGGTAACAAAAATTACCCCTACTCTTTTTATCACGAACAAGGAGAACGATATAATGACTAATAAAAAAAAGAAAGTTTTAATACCGATGGCTGGTCTAGGTAGTAGATTTCAGAAAGCTGGATATACTAAACCTAAACCGTTTATAGATGTAAACGGCGAAAAGATGATAAATCTAGTACTAAATGATGTTATATCTAAGGACTGTGATGAAGCAATTTTAGTATCATTAACAGAAAATAATGCTAAATCTGAAGTTCAGGATTTAAATATAAACAATAAAAGTACAACTATTAAGATAATTGATTTAGATAAATTAACAGAAGGTTCATTACAGACAATTCTAGCAGCGGAAGACTATATTAAAAATTGCTCTTTAATTTTATCAAACTGTGATCAAAAAATTAATTTTGATGTAGATGATTTTTTAAATTCCTGTGATGAGGTTGACGGGGGCCTAATTACCTTTACTTCTCAAAATACTCATCACTCGTATGTACAGACAGAAGATAATATAATTACTAATATTATAGAAAAAGAGGTTATCTCTAATCAGGCTGTAGCTGGTGTCTACTATATAAAAGATGCAAATGAATTTATTAAAGCTGCAAAGAGTGTTATAAAATTTAACAAGAAAGAAAAGGGTGAATTTTACGTTTCTTCAGCACTACAATTGTTAATCTATAAAGGGTTAAAGTTAATCTCCTATAATGCTGAATCTATTATGCTCGGCACTCCGGAGGAATTAAATGCATATTTAAAAGAAAATAATGAATAATATATTAATAGTGGGTGGTGGTGATATAGCTGATAATGGTATAATTCCTTTATTAGGAGGAGTTAGTATTACTAAACAACATTGCGATATTCGTGATTATGAGTCTATCGAGAAAGAGATTATAAAGTATAAACCAGAGACGGTAATTTGTACAGCAGGTGTTTCACATGTATCTGATATTAAAAATTTATCACGTGATCATATAAAAGACGAAATAGATATTAATTTATTAGGTAGTTTTTATGTGGCACAAGCTTGCGCATTACATGGCGTTAAAAATATGATATTCTTTGCATCTGTTGCAGGTTTATATGGAAAGCCATCACATTCCGGTTATAGTGCATCTAAGGCTGGTGTAATTTCTCTTGTACAGTCATTAGGTATGGAGGGTTATAATGCATATGCAATCTCAGCTGGACGTGTACATACTAAAATGAGAGAACGAGATTTTCCAAATGAAGATACACGTACGAGATTATTACCAGAGAGTGTCGGTAAAGTAATTAAAGAAATTTTAGATAACAAACACACACCTGGTAGTAACGTGATTATAAGAAAGCGTGGATATAGAATTCTACGGAGAGTTGATAAAGGTTCCGGTTGGGCAGAATATTTAAAAGTTGGCCAACCGCCAGTTTGCTAATGAAAGTAATCTCTCATAGAGGTAATTTAAACGGAGCATCAACTTTAGAAAATAACCCTAACCAAATCTCTAAAGTTTTAAGGTTAGGTTTTGATTGTGAGATTGATCTCTGGATTAAAGAAAATAAATATTTTTTAGGTCATGATACTCCAACTTTTGAAATTGATAAGTCTTTTTTAAAGCAACCTGGGTTATGGATACATTGTAAGAATCTAGAATCGTTAGAAAAGATATCACCTAAATTAAATTATTTTTGGCATCAATCTGACGACTTTGTGTTAACATCAAAAGGTTATATATGGACATTTCCAAATAAACCGGTAGTTAAAAAATCAGTAATTGTTGATAAAGATATTAATTGGCGATCTAAAAATTACGATTGCTTTGCAGTATGTGCAGATTATATCTTAACTTAACATTAGAGTTGATAAGTGCTCAATCGAAACTATAATTAGGTATGATTATTGATCAGCAAGTATATGACGGTGATTTTATTCATAAGCGTTTTGCATATGAACAATTTCGTAAAGAAGTATCTCCTTTCGGTAATATTGTAGCGTTTCGCGCGCCTATGTATGTTAAAGAAAATCTTATTGATCTGGAAGATACATTAACTAACGATTATATTCATTCAGCAGACTCTATTAATTTCTGTTGGGAGATTCCCAACTTATGCCCCTTTGGAGCTGTATCGTTTCAACGGCTATTTAATACATCTATTGCGCAAGTATTGGCAGGTATTATTGAAAGAGATATTATAGTTGATGGTGATGATCTTATGGTTAATGCTAAGTTTATCGGATCTGATAAGAAGGTTCATGAGCAAGGTAAAGTAAGTGTATCGATTACATATAGTAAAGATAGCGTTGCTCTTGGTCATACAGGTATTAATATTAAGGCTGGTGATAAAGCTCCCGGATTTGCTTACTCATCTGAATTAACTGATCATGAAGTGCAAACGTTTATGACTAAAGTTATTGATCTATTTAACCATGAAGTTAAAGATCAGTGGATTGCTACAACAAAGATTATTACTTAATGAACTTCTTTCAATTACAAAATAAGTTATTTTATTCTAAAAAGGATAACGCTGGTGAGTTAGATCTCGAAGGTGAGCAATCCTTTGTACCTTTTCTCTTTAATAGATGGCTCTCATTTTATAGTAAAGATACCCCGCAGTTTGTCAATGAAACATTAAACAAATTTGGTGCTTTATTTGATGATAAGCAGCGTCAATACAGATTGTATTATAACTTGATACCACGTTTAAAATTTAAACGGATCAATTATATTAAAAAGATTAAGAAAGAGAAAGAAGATGAGAGTGATTTGTATATAATTGCTAAGAATAAAAATATATCTGTACGAGAACTTAAACAGTATCTTGATTAAATCAAAACTAGACCTATATATTTTATATGCCAGCCAATATCGATATACTTAAACCACAGGAACATTTAATTGACCTATCAACTCATAGTGAGGGTGATATTGGGTTATCAGATGATTTTGAATTATCCTTTATATTTGATGATATTCTTTTAGTTGAATACATTGATGAAAGTGAAGAAGGTGATATACAACGAAATGGCATTTACGTACCTACAAATGCTATAACTAGAGCCTGGCGTAAAGCTAAAGTTATATTAGCCGGTCCAAAAGCTAAGTATGCTAAAGAAAATGATATTGTTATCTTTCCGCATAATTTGGGTGTAACAGTATCTAACATGGATATAGCAGGTAAAGGTAAGATTAAAAAAGGTGTATTTTTAAACGAAGATAGAATCTTCGGTATATGTAAACTAAAGAATGATAGTACAGAGAGCGACTCTTGATAATATCTTACTTAGCAATGTTTGTGAGTTGAGATTTGTTAGGAGAGTCCCTTTACCCGGATCTTCTCCAACTAGGCATATGCTTTGTACAAAATCATATAGTTTACTTAACTCGAGTAATGGAAGAATTACTCTTAACTACAGACCACCGAGAGGTCCTGTTAAAATTAACGAAGCTGCAGATAATCTTATAGTTGTTTGGGATATATTAATGCAAGATTATAGAAACGTTAATATGAATCAATGTGATTTAGTAAAACAGTTTCCTGCGAATGAAGAATTCTGGACATACTTCAACGATAATATATACCCTATGTCTGGACAACAAAAACTATCCTATATGAACTCATGAATGCTTGCCTAGAAGATGTAATCGAACATATTAAACCTCACCTATTATCAGATATAGTTATTAAAACTGATAAGAAGATTCTTAAGAAAGGAAAACTAAAAATTTTTCAAGTTAAACAGCATTACTTAAGGTTAATGATTGAAATTGCTGGTAATCTTAAAATGTATGAACTACCATACCCGTTTGATGTTAAAACAAAAAATGGTATAACTACGTTTAATTATAAACTTACTACATTTCTTAAAGATGATGACTTGCAGTTACAAGCTAAGTTAATGGATACATCTAATAAATCTAAAATTTACGATAATTTAGTTTATATATTGCCTTTGAGTAGGTCTGGACTATAATAAGGTTGTGATATCCAACCTACTTAATAACTTTCCAGAAGGCTATACTCCCAATACACAACAGGTTAAGTTATTAAAGAATATAGATCAAGCTTTTGAAGATGGTTATAAGTTTGTTGTATGTAATGCTCCTACAGGGTCGGGTAAGTCGTTTGTATCTAAAACTGTTGGTAATGTTTCACGTGAAAGTTCAAAGGAATTTTACGACGTTGTTACGTCATATTTAGCTTTTAAACACTCACAAGGTGGCAGTTACGCTCATGAAGATGAATGTAACGAGGAAGTTCCGTTTGGTTGTACAGCCTTAACTATAACTAAGACTTTACAGGACCAATATAAGGATTTGTTTAATGATATAGAAGTTCTTAAAGGTAAATCCAACTATCAATGTGATTTGGATAATCGCTTTTCAGTCGACTTAGCACCATGTTTACATTTACCTCGACTTAAAGATGAATGCTGGGCTAAAAACAGCTGCCCTTATTATGAGCAGCGTAATAAAGCGCTAGTATCAAAGTTTAATACGCTTAACTATAGTATGTTCTTTTCGTTACCGGAGCATCTTAAGAAAAGACAGTTTATTATTTGTGATGAAGCATCAGAATTAGAGGATCAGCTAGTAAAAGAGTTTACCTGTAAGATTGATTACGGATTTTTGCGTAAATCAGATATCGATTACGTACCGTATGTATCAACTAGGTCAGGTGAAAAGTGGTTAAATACTTTAGCTGTTGATGTAGAAGAAAAGATTGATGAGTTAAAGGAAATCTTATCTAATAAAAAGGATACAAGTAATAAGCGTATACTTATTGATCTTAAAAGTGAGATAATTAAACTAAGAAACCTTCACGGTAAACTTACATTAATTATTGATTCATGGAGTGAAGCAGAGTATGTGTTTGAAAAGGATAAAGAAGGAGTGACATTCATGCCGCTAAAGGTGGATAGACTTTCATATAGGTTATTTGATTACGCAGATAAAGTTATCTTGATGTCAGCTACTATTATTGATCCAGCTAACTTCTGTAAAACGTTAGGAGTTAAACGGTTTAAATATGTTGAAGCAGAATCTAACTTTAGTGCTGCAAAGGCTCCGATTGTATGCAACTCTAAATATAAATTAAACTATTATAACATGCAGAAGAACTTACCGCATGTGATGAAGATAGTAAAGCAGATATGTGAGCATCATAAAAATGATAAAGGTATTATTCATACTCATAATAATGTAATTACAAGTGCTCTATCTAAGCAGTTATATGGAGATCGTTTTCTATATCGTGAACCTGGAGTACGTAACGAAGATATACTTGAACAGCATTATGCATCTGAAGATAGTACAGTATTAATCTCACCATCAATGTCGTATGGAGTTGATCTACGAGACGAGTTAGCGCGTTTTCAGATTATAATGAAAGCACCGTTTTTACCTACTAAAGATACCAGAATAGAGAGATTAATGAAAGATGATTTTGACTGGTATCAAAATAAAATGCTATGTTCACTTATACAGTCTTGCGGTCGTGGTGTTAGATCGTCAAAAGATTATTGTATTACGTATATACTAGATGCTACTATTGTTGAAAGTGTTCTTAAAAGTAAGCACAAACTACCAGCATACTTTTTAGATAGGTTTAATTAGTATAGAGGTTTTTAATCATAAATATATATAAGGTTTGAAAAAATATACTTACAATTTTGAGATTAAAGATCTGCTAACTCAATTTGTTGCTGCGTTTGACGATACAGTAATTAAGCGTTACGATAAAAACGGTAATGCAAAACAAGAGATAGAGGTTAGATATGTCTTCGCTCCAAAGCAAAGAGTGATGTATGATATTGTTAATAAGGCTCAAAATATAACTCTACCAGTTGTAACAGTAGACTTAACATCTGTAGCCTATGATGATAGTAGAGTTTTTAATAAGTTAAATAACATACATAATTATATTAATGATGTAGATAATACAAAAGTACATATGCCTGTACCTGTTAACTTAACTGTTAAAATGTCAATGCTTTGTAGGTATATGCAAGATCTAGAACAGATCATAACTAACTTTGTACCTTACTCTAATCCATATATTGTAATAGCATGGCAAGAACCAACTGATACAGGTAACATAAATGAGATACGTACTGAAGTAGAGTGGGATCAGTCTATATCTATGAACCCGCCGACGGAGTTAAGCTATAGTGAAAAATTTAGAGCTGTAGCAGATACAACTTTTACAATAAAGGGTTGGTTGTTTAGAGATAGAAACGAAGTTACAAAGCCTATTTACTTTATTGAGAATAATTTTATAAATACTAGACAAGATTTTAATTTTAGTCAACCTATATCTAGTTTAGATTATAGCAGCTTCTTTAACAGTTTAACTAGTGTAACAGATACAGATACGTTTACATTATCAGGTATACCTAATATTACAAATATATATTATAACACGACAGGTTCTCAGTTAGAGACTAGAGCCCCGCGAACTATAAATAGATCCGTCTCCGGTCTGAATCTTTACAACTATAACTTATTAGGTGAGAATTTTAACAAGACTCAATTAGTAATGTTAAGCTCAAATAATGCGACGTTAACAAATAACTTTACAGCTTTTGATACAACATATACCGGATCTGCATCTGGGTTCTTATTACCTAGTAGCAATTTTACGATCCTATCAGATAATGTAATGAATATAACTATACCAGCTCTTTCAGGTGATGGTAAGTTTGATATAATAATTAAAAACCCAGCAGGTTGGTCTTCTACCCAATCTATTGCTGGGTTCTTCTTCACTTCAGAATAAATAATAGCGATGCCCGACACTTCACCAAATCAAAATAAATCATACGTAAGCAATGACGGCCGGGGGTCTACTTTCGGTAGAAATCTTGTTCAGTATATTCAAAATCGTTTGCCATATACTAGTTCTTTAGATGAGGGCGATAGCCTAAATCCAAAATATAAATATTTTAACAAGGCAGGCACACGTCGTGCTGAAGCTTTAGCTAAAACATCTGTATCTGCATCTAATCCATATAATAATATGGCCATAGGAGACTTTGGAAAAGATACTTCCTTTTCAGATGTTATGTATGCGAGCCTTGATGAAAATAAAGGCGGTAGGTTACGTGATTATAGGGTAATGGCAGCTTATTCAGAGTGCTCTGACGCTTTAGATGAGATTTGCGATGAAGCAATAAACATCGACGAATCTGGCCATTCTGCTAAATTACTATTTGATAATATAGATTTAAGTGTTGATGAAAAAGGTGATATTGAAAATGAATTTAGTAAATTCATTGACTTTTTTGATCTTAAAACAAAAGGATGGCAGTACTTTAGACAGCTACTCGTTGAGGGTGAAGTATTCTTCGAGTTGATTCTACATGAAGATTATACTAAAGAAGGTGCATTAGGAGTTGTTAACATACCATCAGAAATTATCGACCCTGTATATAATAATATACAGAATATGATAACGAAAGGCTACATTTATAAGAAGCCTATTTTCAGTCAAACGCAACCAGATAAGGTAGAAAAGTATGAATTCATACCTATGGATGCTAATCAGGTCGTGTATGTTAACTCTGGAGTTTATAATGAGACAAAAAACTTTGCTGTGCCGTTTTTAGAAAACGCACGTAGACCATATAGGCAGTTATCTCTCATTGAAGATGCTATTGTTATTTACCGTTTAGTTAGAGCTCCAGAACGTTTAGTTTTTAACGTAGATGTAGGTAATATGGCACCACCAAAAGCTGAAGCTTATCTAAGAAAGCTTATTCAAAACTACTGGTCCCGTAAGACATTTGATATAGATCAGACTGATGTTGTTAAAAAGTTTAATCCTCAATCTATGCTTGATGCGTTCTGGTTTGCAAAGCGTCAAGGATCAGAAGGAACTTCTGTTAATCAGTTACAAGGTGGTGCTAATTTAGGTGAGCTTAGTGATTTAATGTACTTTATTAAGAAGCTTTACAGAGCACTTAAAGTACCGGCTACTCGTATTGATCCAGAAGATCGTACAGTTGATCAGTCAACCGTATTACGTGAAGAATTAAAGTTTGCAAAGTTTGTTATTAGGCAGCAACAGAGATTCGCCGGCGGTATCAAAAGAGGATTTATAACTCATCTTAAATTAAGAGATATGTGGGATAAGTATGATCTTAACGAACTTAATTTAGACGTTAACTTTAATGTACCTACTAATTTCTTTGAGTTAAGAGAGGGTCAGCGCTTAGAGCTTAAGGCATCTAATTTTAACAGTCTCGCTTCTAATGAATTTGTTTCTACTACATATGCGCAAAAGAAATACTTAGGTTGGAAGGATAAAGATATACTTGCTAATAGAGAGTTTCTTCGTAAGGATGCTGAAATGCAATGGGAGTTAGGTCAAATACAAGCAGCGGGTCCAACTTGGAAAGAGCAGATGGTTGCCGGTAATCTAGCGGGTGAAGGTGAAGCTGCTGTTGGAGGTGAAGGTGGTGGTGTTGCAGGCGGTGGTGGAGCTGTGCCAGAGTTTGGTGGTGGTCCAGCTGCAGAAGGGGAAGCCCCAGAAGCAGAAGCTCCTGAGGCGGTTGATCCAGTTGATGAAGTTTAATTTTTAATTACCGTCATCAAAGATTAATACCATTCTTGGACCTGTTTCAAGTATTTGTATCAATGTACCACTGGCTGGTACTGTTGCTGTCATGAATGTTGAAAGGTATGCTGCTGACATGTGACCGCCAGTTACGGGAGGGACTACTGTTGCTGAAAGTGCCATATCAATATTTAATACAAAGCATATTTTTTTCTTCTATCTTTTTATTTTTATATGACTAAATAATAGTATGGCTTTAGCATGTGAAATTACACCTCTCTCAGCTTTTCTTTCTACCAATCTTAACAATAAGATTGAAACGTTTGATAGGTTAGGTGATAGAATAAAAAGATCGTTAGGATACCCTCTTGTATCTCTTGAGATTCATACTGATCAATTGAGAGAGAATATTCAAATTGCGGTAGAATATTTTACTAAATATGCTGGATATACTCAAGAGTATCTTATTTTTGATTCGGGGTTATATGAAACAAATAAAGGTATACGTTTAGATTTATTATATACTCTTACTAACACTGATTTAGATACTAATGCTAAAAAGGTAGCAGGTACTAATCCTTTAGGTCCAGGTCCAGAGTTTTATGCAGAGACAGCTGAAACAGTATTTGTTGCTACTACCCCTATATTAAGTTCAATATTTGCTAGCTCATCCGTACTTTCTGCTACCTTTACTGATGGTATAGCACAATTTGAGCTATTTGATAAGACTCTACATGATTCTATTACAGCCTTTAATAACACATTATCTGGTTCATTTACACAAAATGCGAGAAAAACATTATCCTATCAAGGATCTGCTTCAGACGCGTTTACATATCAGAATGTGTATGATTATGATGTAATGGATTATAGAAAGGTAATTGAGGTTACAGATTTTGAAGAAGGTTCTTCAACGGGTATTAATACACTCTTCACGTTAGAACAAACATTAGCCCAGCAAACATATTTTAGTTATGCATTAGGCAATTATGGCTTTGATCTTGTATCATGGTACACTATGAAAGAGTGGATGGATACAAGAGAGAAGGTATTAGCCACCAAACGAGATACTAAATTTGATAATAGAACTCAATATCTTAGAATGTATCCACAACCTAAAAATCATAAATTTTATGGAGTTATATCATGTTATGTTGAGCGCGCTTTGCGTGATGTTATAAAGGAACAGTGGGTTTATGAATATGCTCTTGCGTTATCTATGATTACTATAGGTAGAGTTCGTGGTAAGTTTGGTAGTGTTAGCCTTCTAGGTGGTGGAGCACTTAATTACGATCTACTTCAAGAGGGAGTAGCTAAGAAAGCAGAGCTTGAGCAGAAGCTTCTAGAAGGAGCTTCACCAGGTATGGGTGATAATGATCCAACTATGTTTATTGTAGGGTAATGGCAGCAAAAAAATGGCGACAAGGTCAGTTTGTACCTAAAAATAAGGGCAAGTTTATAGGTTCTAAAGCTACTTATCGATCTGGATTAGAGTTAAAGTTCTTTAGATTCTGCGATAACAATAAAAATGTTATAAAATGGGGTAGTGAAAATGTAATTGTTCCATATTATAGCCCGCTAGACGGTAGAATGCATAGGTATTACGTAGATAATTATGTAGTTATTAAGGAAGGTCACGTTATTAAGAAATATTTAGTAGAAATTAAGCCATCTAAACAAACCAAACCTCCTCAAACCAAGTATAGAAAGAAGCAGCATCTTATATATGAGCAGAAAGCTTATGTTATAAACCAGGCTAAGTGGGAAGCTGCACGTAAATATAGTAAAAAGCGTGGAATTTCGTTTATAATAGTTACTGAAAAAGAGCTTTTATAGTGCGCACGACTAAATAAATGTATGCCTCTCAAACTTAACCTGGTTGTAGAAAATCCCGATGTAATCGATAGCTTCGAAATTATTGAGGAGGAAACAAATAAAAATTCTCCTTCAAATCTCTTTATAAAGGGACCATATATGATGGCTGAAGGAGTTAATCGTAACAAAAGACTGTACCCTAGACAGGAGTTAGAGCGTGAAGTTGCTCGTTATAATGAGGAAATGGTTATACCAGGACGCGCAATGGGAGAATTAAACCACCCATCTTCAGCAGATGTTGACTTAGAACGCGCTTGTCATATGGTAACAGAATTAACTCAGGATGGTAACATCTTTTATGGTAAGTCAAAAGTGCTCTCTACACCATGTGGGCAAGTTGTACGATCATTAATTAATGATGGTGTTAAATTAGGTATGTCTTCAAGAGCGTTAGGTTCATTAGAAGAAGGTACTAATCATAACACAGTTCGTAACTTAAAGCTTGTAGCCGTTGACTGTGTTGCAGATCCATCATATTCTAGTGCTTTTGTTAATGGCATTTTAGAGTCTAAGCAATATGTATTAGCACAAGATGGTAGCTACGAAGAGATTTACGATAAGTTTGAAGAATCAATTAAAACTTTACCACGTAAGGATGTTGACGCATATTTACGTAAGAGGTTTATGAATTTTATTAAGAATCTTTAAAATTACCTATAAATAA